GGTGCGCATCCGACTGCCCTCGCTAGATTGCTCTGATCGCTCCGCGGGTTCAGCCCTGCGCAGGTCATCGCCCATTCCAGGCGGTCGGCATAGGTCGCGTATGTTTTCATACAAAAGATTTTGTATTATTCGCCTGCAAAAGTGCTTGTAGAACCTCGCGCCTTGTGCTACAAATACGCTTGTAGTCACTTACAAACGAACCATGAACAAGCCACCCACCAATCTGACCGGAATCGAGCGAGCCATCAAGTGCGCTGGCACACAGTCCAAGCTCGCCAAGGCGATTGGCGTGACTCAGCAAGTTGTCTGGCACTGGAAGAAGACGGGAATTGTCAGCGATGCCGGGAAGTGCGCGGAGATCGAGCAATTCACGAAGGGGAAGCCTAACGGCGACGTGCGCTGCGAGGAACTCAATCCGCATGAGAACTGGGCCGTGTTGCGCGACGTTCTGTGCAATCCCGATCGAAAGCCCCCGGAGCCAGTTAAGCGAACCTCCCGAATAGGCGGGTCGTCGAGCAAGAAGGTCAAGGAAGCAAGGGCGTAGTGGCATAAGCGGTTCTCGTAGTTGTTCGATCGGCGTCCTTCGGGACGCTCTTTTATCGCAGTGCAGCAATGGTTAAGGCAACAGTGAATAACAGATAACTGCCATGAAAAATTTCAAAGATTTGATGCAGCTTGCACTTCCGGTGATTACCGAGATCCCTAAGCCCCTCACCCTTGATGCGGAATTGATCGAGACGTGTGAGGACTACGGCGACGCTATCCGCCTGTGTCTCGATAAGCGTATTCGCCGAATTCGCGAGAGCGAGATTGCCGAATACCTCGGCTTCAGCGCGCCGCATCTGACGAAGGTGAAGAACGGTCAAGGCTATCTGACGACGGATCAGGAGTTGGTTCTTCAGCACCTGTGCTCGAACTGGGCCATTAGCCAGTACGCGGAAATGCGTAAGAACCAACTCGCACTGTTGATCGATCCGCAGGCCGCCGAAATCGCAAGGCTCAAGGCGCAACTCGCCTCGCTCGAAGCACCGCGCCGCGCCGCCTAAACGGCCCGGAAAGCACTCTGTCGCAGAGCGCTTTCGAGACCGAGAAGCGACGGAAATGGACTACCAGTGTTCCCAATCATGCGCTCGTAAGTCTGTTCTCTTTTGCGCTGCATCAAACCTTTCTCGACCGAAAGGGAAAGTACGGAGATCGACATGGACCTACTTGATTTCGCTCTAGGCGCTCTATGTGGCGCAGCAATCGTTTCTATCTTCTGGGCGTATGCGGTTATGGATGGAGTGAAGCCATGAACACGCGCTGCAAAGCAGGCGACCTCGCTTACTTGTCGAGTGAGTGCGTTGATGAAGGTGTGATCGTTGAGGTGCTTAGCGCTGGGCCGATGACCTACATGGGCCCGTCATGGTTCGTTCGCTCACGCACTCCGATCCAAGTTCAGTACAGGGAATCTGGGTGCGTTGCGGAGAAGACGGAGTTGTACATAGAGGACGTGCTTCTTCGCCCCATCACCGGCCTTCTCCTCACCGAAGAGACGCGCGACGAACAGAAGGAGCCGGCATGAACCTGACCGATTGGTTTCCTGAAACCGTGAAGCCGGTTCATGTCGGCGTATATGAGACGAAGCATCAAAACGGGACTGGAGCCACATTCTGGAGGTATTGGAATGGACGCCTTTGGCTTCTCCCGAACACCTCATCTCATTGCGTCATCCAGACCCGCCAATGGCGCGGCCTTAGGGAGCCTGCATGAAAGCAAAATCCAAGATGACCGGTGCCGAAATCTTCATCCGCTACCGCCAGTACGTCGGCTATATGGATCGCGTTCATCCGGGCCTGCCGCGGCTGAGCTATCGCGATTGGCTCGACTTTGGGAATCGGGAGGGGATGTGATCCCGTCTTTTGTGATTTGGATGCCTTGGGGTGCGCTGTGAGTGAGCCCGTCATCATCGGCGATGCGACGCTTTGGCTGGGCGACTGCCTAGAAGTGTTGCGCACGCTCGCCGATGCCTCTGTCGATTCGATCGTGACTGATCCTCCATATCACCTCACCCAATCCTCGCTAGGCGGTCATGCGCGGACGAACAACCCGGAAATGCCGCATGGTCGACATCGCATCGGCGATAAGGGCTTCATGGGCAAGGTATGGGACGGCGGCGACATCGCGCACCGCGTCGAGTTGTGGGCCGAATGCCTGCGAGTACTCAAACCGGGCGGTCATCTGCTGGCGTTCGCCGGTACCCGCACATATCACCGCATGGCGTGCGCGATCGAGGATGCTGGGTTTGAGCTACGCGATCAAATCATGTGGTTGTATGGGTCGGGCTTCCCTAAGTCGCTCGACGTGTCGAAGGCGATCGACAGGGCTCGACGCCGTGACTATGTGCTCGCCGCTGTTGATCTTGGGCTGGAAATTCCTGGGAACAACCTGCACGACTGGACGAAGGCAGAACACGCTCCTGGCGACAAGTGGTGGGATGAATTCAAGAGGGTTCTCACACCGGAGCAATGGGGGGAAATCGAGCGCCATGTAATCGGGACGGCGCACCGCAAGGCAACTGGTCGCATGGCGCAAGGCGAAGGCGGTTATGCATTCGGCGAGAACTTCGAAATCACATCGGCAGCCACCGACGCCGCGCGCCAATGGTCAGGCTGGGGCACCGCACTCAAGCCCGCGCACGAGCCGATCTGCGTCGCGCGCAAGCCGCTCGTTGGGACAGTCGCGGCGAATGTGCTTGAGCACGGCACGGGAGCGCTGAATATCGATGCGTGCCGCGTGCCGACAACGGCGGGCGACGATATTTTCGCGAAGAACCCGCGCACCAAAGGCGGATTCGGCCATGCCGGCGCGGCCGTGTACGGTGATAGCGCCGGAGCACCGGCATACGATCCGAGCGCCGGCCGCTGGCCGGCGAACGTTATCCACGACGGCTCGCGCGAAGTACTTGAGGCGTTTCCTGATGCACCTGGCCAGATGGCCGATGTCAGCTATCAGGACGGCGCACGCAAGACGCAGAACGTCTACGGCGCGACGAATCGCGGGCATGAGCCTAGTGCCGATCGCGTCTATGCGGACAACGGCGGTACCAACTTCGCCATGAAGCCGGGTGCTCGCCGACTCGACACTGGCTCTGCAGCCCGTTTTTTCTATTGCGCTAAAGCGTCACGCGCTGATCGCAACGAAGGCGTCGGCGGTAATGATGAGCCTTCGGTTGAAACGAATGCCACGATGCGTGATTGCGAAACGGCGGAGTGGCAAGAGCGCAACGGCAATTTTCACCCGACCGTCAAGCCGACCGATCTTATGGCCTATCTGTGCAGGCTGGTGACGCCGCCGAATGGCCTGGTGCTCGACCCCTTCATGGGATCGGGCAGTACTGGCAAAGCGGCGATGCGCGAAGGCTTTCGATTCGTCGGCATCGACATGACGCCGGAGTACGTCGAGATCGCCCGGGCGCGGATTGAGTACGAGCAAACACGGCGCGAGCTGGCGATCGCAGAAGCGGCCGAAGCGGCGCGTCAAACCGATCTGTTCGCGGAGTCCGCATGAAAGTCTTCTTGGTCTTCTGCTCTGGCGCTCTAACCGCTGCTATTGCTCTATGGGCTTTTTGTTGGGTGTTGGAGTACCTGAGATGAAGCGCGACCTTCTGAGGAAATAATGAACGCATCCCGACGTCTCTCGAAGGCTGAAATGCGCGTTGCTGCGGCGCTTGCCGCAGTGAAGCTTCCGGACATCGCCTTCCCGATCCCCGACCCCGACCTTGCTCACCTGTCCGAACTGCTGCACCGAATGTCGGTGTGCCAAGAGGACACGCCAGCTACGCGGATGGCTGCAGAGGCGATTCGGGTGCTGCGGGCGTATGTAGTGAAGAGACTCGATTGAGAACCGCTTTAAAAAGCACCTTGATCTGGGCGGTGTGTCGGCGCCTCGTCAACGAATCGATAGTGACGTGGGCCTTTAAGAAATTCGACCTGAAAGGTTATTGAACGTGCGCGAGTACGGAAAGGTTGGCCCGAAGTTTTGGATCGGCGAAACAGGAAAAAAGCTGAAGAAGGCCGGCGCCAACGCGCAAGTTGTCGCCATGTATCTAATGACCTCCCCGCACGCGAACATGCTCGGTCTTTACTACCAACCGATGGTCTATCTCATGCACGAGACTGGATTGGGCATCGAAGGGGCTTCCGAGGGGCTTCAAAGATGCATCGAAGCTGGGTTTTGCGCTTATGACGAGGATTCAGAGATGGTTTGGGTCTTCGAAATGGCGAAGTATCAGATCGCCGATCAATTGGACCCCAAGGATAAGCGTTCCGCGGGCGTGCAAAACGAGTATAACTCGTTGCCGTCAAACCCTTTCCTGGCGGGGTTTTTCGACCGATATGCCATCGCTTTCAACATGAAGAAGAAGCGCGGTGAAACAGAAAATAAGGTAAGCCCCTTAGAAGCCCCTTCCATGACCCTTGCAAGCCAAGAGCAAGAGCAAGAGCAAGAGCAAGAGCAAGAAGACATTTTGTCCGGCAAGCCGGACGACGTGGCAAGAGAAATCATCGACTACCTGAACGCGAAGGCTGGGCGGTGTTTCGAACATGTGAAGCCGAACCTCGATCTGGTCAAAGCGAGATTGAAGGACGGCTTTACGGCGGAAACGATCAAGGCAGTCATCGACGCGAAGGTGAAAAAATGGAAAGGCGATCCAAAATGGTCTGAGTACCTGCGACCTGAAACATTGTTCGGCGCTCGAAAGTTTGCGCAGTACTCCGGCCAACTAGGCACTAGTTCGGACGCCGAATACGAAACAGACGCACCCAAACTCGTGCTATGAAAACCCTCATCGATTACGGCATCGACATCGGCAACCGATCGGGCGTTGAGGTCAAAACGACCTGCCCGCAGTGTTCGCCGCATCGAAAGAAAAAAAACTATCCGTGCCTCAACGTGAACACGGAGAAAGGCGTTTGGAATTGCTGGCACTGCGGATGGGCTGGCACGCTCAAGGGCGGTGAATGGCAAAAACCCGAGGTGAGAAAGGTCTACAACAAGCCGATATTCGTCAAGGCCGAGAAAAAGGCCGACGAACTGCAGGCATGGTTTGACACGCGCGGCATTTCGGCTGAGGTCGTGGCGCGCAATCAGATCACTCTCGGCAAGGAGTACTTTCCTCAGGTCGAAGAGGAGCGCGGCTGCGTCCTTTTCCCCTACTTCCGCGGCGACGAGGTCGTCAACATCAAGTACCGGACGCGCGACAAGCTGTTCCGCATGGCGGCCGGCGCTGAGCGCGTCCTGTATGGGATCAACGACATTGACCCGAAGGTGCTCGTATGGGTCGAGGGCGAGATCGACAAACTCTCGGTAGAGATGGCGGGCCTGAAAAGCTGCGTGTCTGTCCCGGACGGTGCGCCCGCTATCGATTCGAAGTCCTACAGCAACAAGTTTGATTTCCTCGCTGAGCCGAAAATCGTCGACGTCGAAATGCACATCATCGCAGTAGATAGCGATGGTCCTGGCGTCAGGCTTCAGGAAGAGCTCGTGCGGCGCCTTGGCCGCGAAAAGTGCCAGGTCGTCGTTTGGCCGGAGGATTGCAAGGATGCCAACGAAGTGCTGATCAAGCATGGCGTCGACGTTCTGGCCGATTGCATCGGCAATGCTCGCCCTCTGCCGATCGAAGGCACTTATCGAGTTGAGGACGTCTTAGAAGCCCTGCACAACGCTTACGAATACGGCGCTCCGCGTGGCGTCTCCACCTCATGGCGCGAAATGGATGACACCTATCGCGTGATGAGCGGTGAATGGACGCTCGTAACGGGCATTCCTGGGCACGGCAAGTCGGAATGGCTCGATGCCCTTGCTTTGAACCTGGCGAGGCACTACGGCTGGAATTTCGGCATCTATTCGCCAGAAAACCAACCGCTCGACTATCACATCGCGAAGTTGTCGGAAAAAGTTGTTGGGAAGCCGTTCAACGAGGGCTTCACCGATCGCATGACATTTGACGAGATGGCGGCCGCGCTGAGATTTATCAACGACCATTTTCATTTCATGCTGCCGGACTATCCGACCGTCGACGGATTGCTCGAGATATCGCAGCAACTCGTGCTTCGCTATGGCATCCGCGGCCTGATTATTGATCCGTGGAACGAGATCAACCCGGCTCGCGATGGAGGCGTGACGGAGACGGACTACATCAGCCAAGCGCTGACCAAGATTCGCACGTTCGCCCGTCGCAATCAGGTGCATGTGTGGCTCGTGGCGCACCCGACGAAGTTGCGGAAGAACGAGACGACCGGAGTCTATCCGGTCCCGACGCCGTACGACGTGTCTGGATCGGCCCATTGGCGCAATAAAGCGGACAACTGCATCACGGTCTACCGCGACGTGACGAATGAAAGTTCACCCGTCCAGGTGCATGTTCAAAAGGTCCGCAAAAAGACTAATGGCAAGGTTGGCATGGTCGAGTTCGACTACGACCGCATCTGTGGGCGCTACCAGCCGCACCGCCGCTCGACGCTTCCGAATACATATTCGATGACGAATAGAAAGAGAGATGCCGCATGACCGCCCGCCAATGCCGCACATGCGCCAACGCAACGAAGAAACCCGGCCATCTCGCGCACTACAAGTTCGGCCTGCGCAATTGCACCTGGCTTCCGGATTACCGCTTCGTTTCCGGCCACCACACATGCAACAGATGGACGCCATCCGTACCGAAGGAGACCCCATGAGCATCATGCCTCGAATCACCGAATACCTCGCAGGCGTGCCTCAGGCAACCGGACGAGAGATTGCCGACCAACTCGGCCTGACCGAGAAGACTTGCGGCGATGCGTTGCAAAAGCTGATCAATCGAAACGACGTCATCGTCGTTCGATCAGAGCGGGTGCGCGCCGAGTCGTCATATCGGCTTGCAAGTAAAGGGGCAGGCGCACCGACAAAGGCGATGCAAACGCTTGAGGCCATGCAGACCGAGGCTCGTCGGCGGTTGATGAATGGAACGTATGTGGAGGTGGTGGCGTGAGCAATCAATTCATAAATCGATGGTCCGAGCGCGAGGACGCGATCATCGCGGAGCGGTGGCACTCAGGAGGCGACATTTCGGCATGGGCGCATCTGCTCCCGTCCCGCACGCGCAGAGCGATCGAAAAGCGTGGGCAAAAACTCAAGCTCGGAAAACGATCAAGCCCGATCACCTGGACGCAAGAGCAGGATGATCATATCCGCCGTTTGTGGCCGACTGGAGAGCGCTTTAAGGCTCACATGGAACTGTTTGGGGCTCATTCCTACTCGGCAATCATGAATCGAGCCTACGAACTTGGTCTAGGTAAGCGTCCGAAATGTCCGCGCGGACAATCGCCGATCGCCTGGATTCTGATTGAGAGCGAGCTTGCAAAGTGTCCGACTGACCGCCGCTTTCTCGCTGCTGCATTAACCCTCCATCCTGCCACTGTGTACGAACAGATCAGGGTCGCCCATAAAGCCGGGTTGGTTCGCGTTGTCAAATGGAATCGTCGCTCAAGCGGCGGCAAGCCGACTCCCGTCTATGCCCTTGGTGCTGGTGAAGATGCGCCGATGCCTGCTCCTATCGGCAACACGGATGCATGTCGAATTTATCGCAACCGTCAGAAGTCTATACGCAACCCTTTTGCCGCGGCAGCCGGTCTTGTGCAAGTCAAATCGACCGTGACGGGCCGCGTCTACATCCATCTGACTGACGATGACGAGAGGCAAGCAGCATGAGCAAAGCATACGTGAGCGGACCCATGAGCGGGCTACCTGATCTGAACTTCCCGGCCTTTAATCGAGCCGCAGAGTCGCTGCGAAAGATGGGATGGGATGTCGTCAATCCGGTCGACGTCAATCCAGACCCGCAGGCCGATTGGCTGGAATGCATCGCGGCCGACCTTCTTTCGATGAAGGGATGCACGGCTATCTGCATGCTGGAGGGATGGGAAAGCTCGTTCGGCGCGCGCATTGAACACCTGGTAGCGCAAAAGCTGGGGCTCACCATCATCCGTTTCTCCGATTGGACTCCGGAGGCTCTGGCTGAGCGTCGTGCCGCGTGCGAACAAGATGCGAGGTTGATTGAGAAGTCGAGCTTGGAGTCCGCATGACTGACGAACGCAACTGCGCCACGTGCGCGCATCGGCATGGGGAGTTTCGCGAATTTTGGCAATGCCAGGCTACAGGATTGTATTGCAATGTTGAGGCGAGACACGGAGGCGACTGCATCAAGAAAGGGAAGGAATTTTCATTGTGGCAACCGCGGCGCTCGTTCGTTAGGAGAGTGATTCGGTTCTTTGTAGGGGCAAAGGGATGAGCGCACGTCAGACGTTCAAGCTCGTACACGAGATCGCACGGCGCAACGCGATCAGCGCCATTGCCCGAGCGCCGGAGGGCTACTGTGTCGAGATCAAAGAGGGCAACAAGTCCCGCGATCAAGAGGCGAAATATCACGCGATGTTTTCGGATGTTGCCAAGCAGGTCGAATTCATGGGCCGGAAGCGCGATGCCGAGACGTGGAAGCGGCTTCTTGTCGATGCGTTCGCGCGCGTGAAAGCGGCCGAGGGCGATCCGGTCCAAGGCGTCGGGGCGATCATTCCGAACCTGGACGGGACCGGCTTTGTGCAGCTCGGCGTGCAGACGCGTCGATTCAGCAAGCGGCACGCGTCCGAGTTCATCGAGTTCCTGAACGCTTGGGGCGCGGATAACAATGTCGCCTGGTCAGAGCCAGCGCCGCAAGGTTATGAAGAGATAGCGAGGTCGGCATGAGCCTAATCCACATCTCCTACGCCGGCCCGACTCGCATCATCACCGACGCCAAAGGCAAGCGCTGGACGTTCGAAATGCATCCACATTGCGGGCCTATCGCGCTGAACAAGGACGGCGAGCCAGCCAAGCGCCAGCCTGGCGAAAAGTCGCCGTTCTGGGAAGCGACGACGCGATGGGCGCAAGGCGGTCAACGGCTCGATAACAAGGGCGAATGCGTTTGGGATCCGGAGAAGAAGCCGAAGCTAGAGCATATCGCCGGCAAGCACTATCGGGTGGTGGGATGGGAATGACGCGCGCGCTTAAGCCAAAAGCCTGCGTAATCTGCAAGCGCGTTTTCACGCCGTTTCGGGCAATGACCAAGGTTTGCAGCGTCCCGTGCAGCCTCGAATACGCCCGCAAAATTGCAGCTCGCAAGGAAGCCAAGGCAAAGCGCGAGGAAGCGAAGGCGACGCGGGCGGCGAAGGTCAAGCTGAAGACGCGCCGGGAATGGATCGCGGAGGCGCAGGCGGCAGTGAACAAGGTTGCCCGTCTGCGTGATTTGCTCGCCGGACATGGGTGCATTTCCTGCGGCGCTCGTCCCCAACAGAAGTATGGCGGGACGTTTGATGCCGGCCACTACAGGAGCGTTGGAAGTGCCCCCCACATGCGCTACTACCTTCCGGCCATTAGAGGCCAGTGCGTTCGCTGTAATCGAGACCTGGGCGGCGCAGCCGTAAATTTCCGGCGCGGGCTCATTGAGCGCATCGGCCTTGAGCGTGTTGAGCAGATCGAGGCAATGCAAGGAACCGCGAAGTGGTCCATTGAGTACCTACAACGGCTCAAGCGGATTATGAACAAGAAGGCTCGGCGCTTGGAGCGTCGGATTGAAATGAAACGGGAGGCAGCGTGAGTCTTCGTATCGTCCCGATCTCACTTGAGGAGGCGAATGCTTTCGTCGAAAAGCATCATCGCCACCATAAGCCGGCTATTGGGCACAAGTTCAGCGTCGCCGCGGCTGATGGCGACACCATCCGAGGCGTAGCGATTGTTGGCCGTCCAGTGGCGCGCGGAAATGATGATGGCTGGACGCTGGAGGTCAACCGATGCTGCACGGATGGCGTCAAAAACGGCTGCTCAATGCTGTATGGAGCTGCATGGCGAGCAGCGAAGGCCCTCGGGTATCGCCGACTCATTACATACACGCTGCCGGCCGAGGGTGGCGCGTCACTGCGTGCAGCGGGTTGGCGACTTATTGGTGAGCGCGGCGGCGGTAACTGGAATACACCATCGCGCCCACGCATCGACACGGATGCCGCTTTGCGCGGCCAAAAACTACTTTGGGAGGTTGCATGACGCTAACCGCAGAAACGCTGGAGACGTTGGAGAGCATCGCCAAAGCCGCGCCCTCCGGCCGTTGGGAGGTATGGACGTCTAACTCTTGGCGCCGCGTGATGGCTCAATCTCCGAACTCGGTGAGAACCGTGCAAGTCATCGTGCCGTGCGTACATCCTCACGACAACCATCCCGATCTGATGTTCGGCCCAGGCGTCAAGGAATGGCTCGAAGGATTCACGCCCGAAGTCGCTCTCGCCCTTATTGCCGAGGTGCGCCGTCTACAAGCTCATCGAGAGGGACCAGGAACTCCATCCGCTCGACTCAACTACATTCATGGGGAATTGAATCAGCGTTTCCCGCTGGCAGTTGATGTTTTCAGCAGCGAGCCGGCAGAGCCGAAGTTTATCGCCGCGATAGACGAACTGATCGCCGAGGTACGCAGGCTGCGGGAGGGTGCGGCTCTACCCGGGGTCCGCATCGAAAGCTGTTCGATCCCCGAAGCCGGGTTCGACATCATCCGTACAGAGCAACGGACAGGCCCGGCCAAATGGAAGGTGCTCAACGGCGGCTATTGCTTAACAAAAACGGGAGATTGGGAGTGGGAGCCTTTACCCAGTTCAAGAACGGATGAGTTTATCGAGCGGTGTCGATTCAATTCTGCGCAAGAGGCTATCGACGCCGCTCTCAATGCCGCACGCAAGGAACCCAAATGAACCCAATCCTCATCGATATCGAAGCAGGCGGATACGAGATCGGCCGCAAAGGCCTGTCGGCTGTCACTCATGCGCGTTACGTGAGTGAAGTCTCGCATAACGCCTGGATGCGCGGCTGGCATCGCGGGTATGACGAGTTCAAGGCGGCGCAAGTTACCTGCATTTCCTGCGGACATACGCGCGAGCGCTCGGCGCAAGAGTGCTGCGGACACTAGGAGGCGAGATGAGCACATATGATTGCCGCCCTGACCAATTCCCAATCATCAATACGCCGTGGTGCGTTCCGTTCGGCGCTGTGTCGGCGCATCGTCGGCAATGCCAGACTAACCACGGACAGACACCCGAGAGATTGCGTGAGCGTGGCGGTTTGTCGTGGTGCGAACTGTTCGCCGTGCTCTCTGACAAGCCGTGGCAGAAGATGGACAAATGGCAAGCGCAACAGCTTTGCATCCTGATGATCCATGACGAAGAGGGGAGATCATGGAAATGATCGCCCTCGCCTTCATCGCCGGCATCTTCCTAATCGCTATCGTTGCCATTCTGCTTGTGCGTGGGGCGAAGGTGTCGCCATGTCAGGGTGCGGAAATCTTGACGGAGGGAGACCGGGATTTCCCCGAGCCGTTCGCTAATCGTCGCAGCACGGAGCACTGCATCAATTGCGGCTTGAACATCGATCCGTGGTGTGCGTGCGAACGCGGACGCAAATTGGCTGAGCAGAGGAAGAAAGAAGCCGACGACCGCATGCGCAGCCTATCCACGAAGACGCCGGTAGCGGATTGGGATGTTGCACAAGCGGCTGAACCCGATCCCCACCCACCGCTTTAGATGTACGGCGTCACTGGGCATGAGGAAGATTAGCCCCGTATTTCAAGGCTTTTCTCGTGCATTTAGGACGCCTAACTGATACCATATTGCAGCGATTTTCAAGGGGCTCGAAATGACGCTTGAAGAGTCAGATAAGGTTGAGCATTTGCTAAGGACATGGTTTGAATGGCAGTGTCGTCAATCCATCGCCATGCACGCGAAGATGTATTACCGCCCTGTCGATGCGACGTGTCGCCAGTCCATTACGCAGCGGACATGCGACGAAGACGACGAGGCCGCGTACCAATGGGCAGACGATCAAGAATCCGAGCAAGTGCAACTTTGCGTCGACGAGTTGACGATTGAGCAGCGAGCAGCGATTTCCACGAGTATGCGCAATAAGGCTTCGGATGCGTCAGTGTGGAGATCAGTGCGCGTTGGCGAACAGCACTACGTCTACCAGGAAGCCAAAGAGGCAATTCTCCCGATGCTGGTTGCTCGACACCTAATTCGGATTGAGGAGGCGGCATGAGCCTTGTTAAACACTTCGGGCGGAACACGGCCGGGCGTGACTTCGCCATTGGCGACGTGTTTGGATTGCTCACTCTCGTCGAGGTGCTTGAGCAGCGTTCGAAAAATGGCTCCGTTCAATGGCGCGTTAAATGTCAGTGCGGGAACGCGAAAATTGTCTGTGCGGCTCACGTAAAGCGCGGGGACACGAAAAGTTGCGGCTGTTTTAGATCGACAGGCTCGACACATCAGCGCGGAGTTGACCTTACCGGGAAAAGGTTCGGGAGACTGACGGCAGCGGAAAAAATCGGATCGCATGCTGGAGGGGATGGCGCGCTATGGCGATGCGTATGCGATTGTGGTGCAGAGCGCATCTTAGTCTCGGCCAAGCTTCGGGGTGGCTGGGTGACTTCATGCGGGTGCGCATCGAAAGATCAGCCGGGGCTATCTCCCATAGCTGTTAGGTCTACCCGGTCGGCGACCAGGCGCCGCGGCGATGCTATCGGGAAGTTTACTGTCGCCCAGATTGAATCTCTCTATGCAGCCCAGAAGGGGCGATGCCCATCATGTCGCGACCCTTTGGGAAAGAATTTCCATCGCGATCATCGCACGCCGGTATCTCGCGGTGGATCGAATGACATCAGCAATATTCAATTGCTTTGCCCGCCATGCAATCTGAGGAAGCACGCAAAAGACGAGATTGAGTGGGCGAACCAGAACGGAAGACTCCTGTGAGCGAATTCGTGAAGAGGTTTGACCGAAATACACTCGGCAGGGATTTCGCCGTTGGGGATATCCATGGGTGCTTCAGTTTGCTGCAGCGCAGACTAGATGAAATCGGATTCAATCCGTCTGAGGACCGCCTTTTTAGCGTCGGCGATTTGGTTGATCGCGGACCGGAATCGGAGTTTGCGCTCGATTGGCTGGATTTCCCATGGTTTCACCCAGTACGGGGGAATCATGAGGATATGTGTATCCGCTGGCCGAATGGCAACATGGACGCCCACCACTACACGATGAATGGCGGCGGCTGGAATGTCAGCAATCCGCCTGCGGCGCAGCGCGAGTTTGCAGATGCTTTCGACACCCTGCCGATCGCAATCGAGGTAGAAACGGAGGAAGGCTTGATCGGAATCGTGCATGCGGATTGCCCTTTCCCGACCTGGCGAGACTTCACGGTCTCTCTCGACGATCCGGGCATGTCGAACAAAATGCGCAAGGCGGTATTCGAGGCGGCGCTCTGGTCCCGCGAGCGCATCCAGGACGAGGACCGCGCGGGCGTGCCGGATGTGCGCGCGGTAGTCGTCGGCCATACGCCGCTAAAGCGGCCTGCCGTGCTCGGGAATGTGCATTACATCGATACCGGCGGCTGGCTCCGAGAGGGCTATTTCACGCTGATCGACTTGGCGACGCTGGAGACGACCCCGCCGATGACGAAGAAACTGGAATGGACAGCATGAAGCCAGCGAACAATGCGCCGACCTACCTCGCGCTATATCCTCAACTGGCCGAGATCGCGCGCAAGCATGGCTACGCGATGGCCGTGCATGGATCGGTTGGGCGCGACTTCGATCTAATCTGCATTCCCTGGGTTGACGAGCCCAGCGAGCCGGATGCGGTAATCGATGAAATCACGAAGACGTTCGTGATTCGCCGACATCCCGGAGGATGGGAAGACAAGAAGCACGGCCGGCGCGCGCACACCATCTGCATCTTCGGCGATTGGGCGATTGACCTGTCCTTTATGCCGACTTTGGTGAGGGGCTAAGAATTTTTCGCAAAGGGGTTGCAAACCCGAAAAGGTTGTGGCACATTACGGGGTAGGGGCCTTGCGCCCACGATACAGCCCGCCAGGTGAAAGCCTCGCGGGTTTTTTGCATTTCAGCCTCCGCCATGCGCTTCCCTGAACCCCTCGAATCCCGGATGTACGGCGATCCGATGGAGGTGGTGTCGGCTCGTCAGGCGGAAGCAGCGAACCGGGCGAAAAAGGCAGCGCAGAACCCGGTGAAGCGCCCCATTCTCACTCTCAAGCCACGCGCTGAGGGCGAATGGTCGGAAGCCCGCAAACGTGCCGAAGCGCTTTTCGAAGCATGATTTACTACCTCTCCGAGCGCCGCGACGGGCGAATCGTGCTCGAGCGTGAAGCGATGGGCGTCGTACTTCAGAAGCACGACGCACCGGAGCCATCGTTCATTCGGCGCGAGGTAGACGGTGAAATGGTAGACGTGCCGATTTATGGCGAGTCATTCGCCGCAGCGCGCACCAAGGTCAACGAGAAAGGGCTGATTCAGACGTCGGAAGGCTGGTTTCGATCGGCGGATGCCTATTTGGCCTACGTAAGGTCGCGGCTCGGCGAGGCGGAATATGAACGACCTATCTGACCGTGAGCAGCAGATGATTGCTGAGTGGACGCGATCGACGATTGACGCCGCGGTCTATGCCGGGTTGATCCAACTGCCATGGCGTCCTGCTGAACACGTCTACGGGCAACTGCACGGATATTACACGGCTGGGCTGACGCCTGCCGAGGGCGCAGAAGCCCTCTTCGCCACGAGACAATGAAAGCAGCGATTTGCGCGCGTTGCCAAGGTTTCAGGTGGTTGCGCGGCAGTTTATGGTGTCCATACTGCAAGACATGGACGCGCAAACCCTGATCGGAGATGAACATGGGCAGCGATGCAAGCGAAGGTTGGGATCTGCCCTAAGCAGAACATACCGGAAGCAGAGGCCGGGTGAAGAGGACGCGTCGAGCCTTGAGCGACGCGACATGGAATGGGCTAGCGCGGCTCGTAAGTTTGTTCCTGTCAGTCACGGCCAGGTAATCGCCTGGTAGCCGCGCACTGGTGTTGCATGGACTGCGCTGTTGCATGCTGCCGTATGCCGCACGAAACGCGGCAATGAGAGTGAATGCGCAGGCTGATGCGCGGGCGTCAACCGCTTAAACGATGCCAGGACGGGAAACCGTTGCGGAACTCGCCGTGCAATCGTGGGTAAAGACGGCATGCCGGAGATCAGCACCGGCCGCTCTCAGGAACGCCGTGAGGCGTACCGAAGTAAGTCATCAACCCGCATCCCTGCGCGTGTCTGGGCGGTGTCCCGGCGCGTTTGGGTGGCGGGCACTCTCACGCATGCGAAGGCATGCCTAGTCGATACAGACCTCGGACCTGAAATCCGGCGCTAGGCCCGCATGCTTGAGAGCGCAAGCGCAACAATCCGCGTCAGCAGCGGCACACATCCGCCAAGGCTGCAGCTCTCAACGTGTTATGTCCTCGGCCTATGGCTCCCGCATAGGCGGGTATGTCATGCCGGGGATTTCTTATTGCTATGTTTTCGAGGCGCCCCACACTCAATGAGTGTCCATGGCGTTCCGTAGCCGCAAGGTGTGCGTCATTCCCATGAGTCAAGGGATGGGTAAATGGGGTGCCCCGCAAGCATAGCGCCGTATTCCCCTCCGCCTGCATGGCGCAGGTTTGCCCGGTTCGCTGGGCTCTTTGTTTTCTGGATGGGTAGTCCCGTAATTGGTATCGGGGGCGGACTGTAAATCCGTTGTCGCGACCTTCTTGGTTCGAATCCAAGGCCATCCACCAGTTTCACGGAAGCGCTACCCGATAGGTGACGGGGCCGGTCTTGAAAACCGTGTGAGCCGCAAGGCCTTGGGAGTTCGACTCTACCCCGCTTCCGCCAATTTGGAAGGTTGCTAGAGAGGTAATAGGCCGGTTTGCTAAACCGCGGCCGGTGAGCAATCGCCGCGTGCGTTCGATCCGCACACCTTCCGCCAGTTTTCCCGCCGCAGCTCACTCGTAGCTGCGTTCCCCGCTCGTCCTGCAATGGGGCGTGCTGCCGCCATGGTGGGCGGCAACAATTCTTGAGTAATGAAAATGGCGCAGCCAAAGAAAGCCGCGCCGGACTGGGAGCGCATCGAAGCTGACTACCGGGCCGGCTTATTGTCGGTTCGGGAAATAGCGTCCGCACACGGTGTTTCGCACGTTGGCATTGCCAAGCGAGCCAAGCGCGACGGATGGACTCGCGATCTCAGCAAGCGCATACAGGATAAGGCTGAGCAGCTAGTTACCACTCGCACAGTTACCAGTGAGTTACCGGAAGAACGGGCGGTAACTGATCGGGCGATTGTGGAAGCGAATGCCGAAGTTATCGCCAGTATCCGACTTGCTCACCGTAAGGACATCAGCCGGTCGCGCACTCTTGCGATGGCACTTTTGGGTGAGTTGGAACAGCAAACAGGCAACATCGAACTGTTCGAGCAATTGGGCGAATTGCTGCGCAACCCGGACGACAAAGGAATGGATCGGCTAAACGATCTATACCATAAGGTCATCTCGACGCCCGGTCGCATCGACGGGATGAAGAAGCTCGCCGAGACGCTGAAGAACTTGATCGGCCTCGAGCGCGAAGCATATGGCTTGGCCGAGGCGCAGAAAATCGAATTGAACGCGCAGGTATCTGCCACTAAGAGCGCGCAGGACATGACGGATGACGAACTTGCCGCCTACATTGCAGCAAGCGGCGCAGGAGCTATGGATTCGCCGCAGGGCTAGGGAAAGTGTCCTCGACTACGCTAACGCGATTGAGATCCCCGGTAGACCGGTCGGCGAAGATCCTGATACCGAGTTCTTTCTGCCCATCGAAACCACGATGGCGCAGCACCATCGCCTCATTCTTGAGACGATGGACCGCATTAGCAAGACGCCGCACGGCCGGGCGATGTTCTTCATGCCGCCCGGCTCGGCGAAGTCGACATATGCCTCGGTCGTCTTTCCGTCGCGCTTTCTGGGTGCGGAGCCTGGCCGAAAGATCATCCTAGCCAGCTATGGTGATGACCTCGCCCGCAAGATGGGCCGGCGCACTCGCTCGATTATTCGGCAAAAGCGGTACAAGAGCATCTTCGGATGCGAGCTGACGTCTGACTCGTCCGCCGCGCAGGAATTTGCGCTGACGAACGGCAGCGAATACATGGCCGGCGGCATCCTCTCGGGGGTCACCGGCAACCGGTGTCATGGGTTGATCGTCGATGATCCGGTTAAGAACCGACAACAGGCCGACTCTCTGGTTATTCAGGAGACGACCTTCGCCGAGTATGAGGAATCACTCAAGACTCGCTTGATCCCCGGTGGCTGGATTGTCCTTATTCAGACGCGATGGAATGAAAACGACCTCGCCGGGCGAATCCTGCCGGAGACATGGAAGGGTGAAAGCGGCCCAATCCTTTGCCGCGATGGGAATGTCTGGGAAGTCGTTTGCTTGCAGGCCAAGTGCGAGGTCGACAACGATCCACTAGGCCGCAAGCGGGGCGAGTATCTCTGGCCGGAATGGTTCGACGAGAAGCACTGGGCGCAGTTCCAGAACAACCCTCGGTCATGGTCGGCGCTCTATCAGCAGTTGCCGCGCCCGCTTGAGGGCACGCTATTTAGCGTCGAAAGCCTGCTTCAGGACGGTCAGCCTGTCGAATACCCGACGCGCTGCGATCAGGTCTTTGCGGTGCTGGATACGGCGCTCAAGGACGGCTTGGAGCACGACGGAACTGCGGTTATCTACTGCGCACGCAACAAGATCGCCGGCACGCCGCTGGTCATTCTGGACTGGGATCTGATCCAGATCGAGGCCGCGTTTCTTGATGACTGGTTGCCAACTGTCAATCAAAGGCTCGAGCATTTCGCAAAACAGACCGGCGCCCGCGAGGGCAACGTCGGTATGTGGATTGAGGATAAGGCAAGCGGAATCGTCCTGCTGCAGCAGGCTGCTCGCCGCGGACTTCCCGCCTATCCGATCGACAACGAGCTGGTGGCCCAGGGCAAAGAGGGGCGCGCTCTGTCGGTGAGTGGCCATGTCTATACGGGGAAGGCAAAACTCAGCCGGCACGCATACGACAAGGTGAGTGAATACAAGGGGCAAACCCGCAATCACCTTCTTTCGCAGGTCGTTGGCTTCCGTCTTGGCTCCAAGACGCCGCACCAATATGACCTTCTCGACTGCTTCACCTATGGCCTGGCAATCAGCCTTGGCGACTCTGAAGGCTGGTAAATGAGCGATCCCACAATAGACGACGGCGGCCAGGCAACTTTGGGCCTGGGCGCCAGTGTTCCGTCTTCGCTCATGCGGATCCGTTAGTTCAATCAAGCGCCAGCTAGGTTAGCTCCCGAAAAGCCGACCGCTCATTGGCCTGCTGGCGCCCTTCCATTTTGAGCGCGCGGGATGAGCAACCATGAAAGAAGAAGTCCAGAAGGGCGGGCCTTTCTATGTATATGTGATCTTCAGGCCGAATGGAGTGCCGTGTTATGTCGGAAAAGGCAAAGGAAAGCGCTGGAAAACTACATGGCGCAAACATAACAAGGCGCTTCAAAATTTGATGGATCGCAATGGCGGCTCTTTGCCGACCGTGAAGATTCGAGAAGGATTGACTGAGACCGAGGCACTTGAAACGGAGATCGCATTCATCCGCGCCATCGGCAGAAAGAAAGATGGCGGCCCACTCTATAACTTGACGGATGGCGGTGAGGGGCAGACTGGGTGGGTTCCAAGCGAAGAAACTCGTGAGCGAATTAGCGCCTCCAATATCGGCAGAAAAATGTCAGAGTCCGCTCGTCAGAAGATGAGTATAGCTGGGCGGGGAAGATCAAAGAGCGCAGAGCATAAAGCGAAAATTGGAGCGGCCCACAAAGGGCGAAAGCAAACACCAGAAGCCGTCGCAAAAATGAAAGCCACGCGCAACTCTCCGGAATGGAAAGAGGCGCTACGCTTGCGTGCACTTGCCCAGCACGCGGCTATGACTGAAGAGCAAAGAGCCGCCCGCAAAGCTCGCATATCGGCCGCTACGCGAGAGGCGATGGCGCGACCTGATGTGGTAGCGAAAGTCAGTGCGGCCGCTCTCGAAAATCATTCGCGCCGTGAGCGCACGCCTGAAGGTAGATTTGCATGAGCGATGTTATATCGGATGATGGCGCCTCTTCTCTGGGAGTCGGCGCGGCCATCCCTTCATCCTTGATGCGAATCCTAATGGCTGAGGATATCGTTCCCGGATCAGCTCCGTCCTACGAACTCTGTAAATCGATCTACAGTTTTCACGCACTCGGCGCCAAAATGGCCGAGGCGCCAATCGAGGAAGCCCAGTCGCAGGAACGCGAGATTACGATTCCGGGCGGACCTGAGGACGATCTAAAACAAGCCTTTCAGCGCGAGTGGATGTCGATCGGCATGACGGGCGCCGACGAGATCATCAAAGGGTTGATGACGCTCAAGCGCGTCTATGGCATCGCTTCGCTCGGCGTCGGCGGTAAATTCCTCAATGGCGAGGATTTCCCGACGAACGAACCGCTGCCCTATGATCGGCTCCACGAAATGGAGGTCTACTTCAACACCTGGGACCCGCTGAACACTGCTGGTTCTCTCGTATTGAATCAGAACCCGAACGCGCCGGACTTCCAAAAGCCGCAGTATCTCCGGGTTTCGGGCAAGGACTACCACTCGAGCCGAGCCGTGATCGCGCTCAATGAGTCGCCGATCTATATCGAGTGGACGAACTCGGCGTTCGGCTTCGTCGGCCGGTCGGTCTATCAGCGTGCGCTCTACCCGCTGAAGACCTACATTCAGACGATGATCACCGACCAGGCGGTGGCCGAAAAGGCTGCGCTGCTGGTGATGAAGATGAAATCGCCCGGATCAGTCATCGATCAGCGCGCGCGGCAATGGTGGGGATTCAAGCGTCAGGCGCTCAAGGGTGCTAAGACCGGAAACGTCATCTCAATCGGCATCGACGAGAACATCGAATCCGTCGACCTGAAGAACCTGCGCGATGCTGCCGAGTTCTCCCGGAACAACTGCATTAAGAACATCGCAACCGCGGCGAAGATGCCCGCCTCTATGCTCTATCAGGAAACACTGACAGAGGGATTCGGCGAGGGCTCGGAAGACGCCAAGATCATCGCTCGCTTCATCGATCGCATGCGGATCGAAATGACGCCGGCTTACCGGTTCATGGACGAGATCGTGATGCGGCGGGCTTGGAGCCCGAAGTTCTACGAGACGATTCAGCGCAAGTACGCCGAATATCAAAGCGTCCCATACGAGACGGCTTTCTACGATTGGAAGAATGCTTTCACGGCGACGTGGCCGAATCTGCTTGTCGAGCCGGATCACGAGAAAATCAAATCGGATGACGTCATCACGAAGGCGGCGATTTCGGCCGTCGAAGTGCTCGCGCCGATGCTTGACCCGGAAAACAAGGCGAAGGCTGCTATTTGGCTGGCGGACATCCTGAACGAGCGCAAGCTCATGTTCTCGACGCCGCTTCAACTTGACGAAGAAGCAATCGCCAACTATGTGTCACCTGAGCCGTTGGCCGAGCCTCATCCGACCGTCGAATCCTCGCATCTATGACCGCGCCCCCCTACGTCAATCAGACCTTCCATGAGGTATTGACCGAAGCGGTTCGCGACCTTACCGAGAACGGGATCAGCGATCCGGCGCGGCTCGACGAATGGCTCCGTCGCCTGCGCATTGCCGCGATGGCCGATCTTCCCTCGCAGGAAGAGGCGATGAATCAGATGCAGAGGGCGTTGAAGACTGCATTCGATAAGGCGATCAACGAGCGGAACGTCCTCAAGTATCACCCTGGTATTCCGCGCTTCACGGTGCGGCAGATTCAGCCGCAACTGCGCGTCGAGCTCGACCGGCGCATCTTGGCAAACGCCAATCTGATCAAGCTGGGCCGGGAAGAGGCGATCGAAAAGACGCTTCGCCGCTTGTCTGGTTGGGCGACATCGATACCGGTCGGCGGCTCGGAAGTAGTCGATAAGCGCGACGTCAAATCGCACATCGCCGAGCCAGTCCAGAGGGTCAGATATCAGGACCGGCTGCGCATGAACGACCAAGGTCATAAGCTGGTCTCGGCGGTCAATGCGGTCATCGCGCAGCAGACGGGCGCAATTGCCATGATGTGGCGCTCGCATTGGCAGCGTCCGGGATATGCGTACCGCAAGGATCACAAAGAGCGTGATCGAAAGGTCTACGCCATCCGTGGCTCATGGGCGCATGAGCAAGGTCTCATAAACAAGGGCGATGGCTTTACAGACGAAATGACCGCGACCTCCGAAGAAGTCAACTGCACGTGCTATGGCGTGTACTACACCTCTTTGCGCGAACTACCGGAATCAATGCTCACGCCAAAGGGCAAGAGGCTGCTCGAAGAGACGCGGCTGAAGCGGACCGCACACGCAGCCTGATTCGTGCCATCATGGCGCTGTCCTTTTCAGGGAGAGGCGTTATGAAAGTGAGCGAATTATCAGGTGATGTGCTGGATTATTGGGTCGCTAAGGCCGAAGGCTTGGAGGCCGAGATCCGCGAGCATCGCGGCAATCTCGTGTTTCTGCCAAGCGAAGGCTATGAGTACAACTTCGCGCCAGCACATCGGTGGGAACAAGGCGGCCCGATAATCGAGCGTGAGCGGATCGTCATCGTTCCGCCAACCATTGGTAGTGAATCGTGGCTCGCAATCATCGATGACACGTTCGAGACGGTTCACGGGCACCATCCGGTTGCTGAGATCGGCCCGACGCCGCTCGTAGCCGCAATGCGCGCTTACGTTGCATCGAAGTTCGGCGAAGAGGTGCCAACATGAACATTTGGCTGGGCGCAATTATCGGCGCCGTAATAATCGCCATGCTTCTGCATGGTTATCAGGAACATAAGACATGCGCCGCGAAGGGTGGCGCGCTTACACGATATGGCGATTGCGTCCAACTCGTGAAGTAAGTTGCTGTAGCCCTCCCTAATACATAGAGCCACCCTCGCGGTGGCTTTTTCTTTTGGTACATCGCATGCCTCTCGAACACGGTTCTTCGCGCGAGGCGATTTCGCACAACATTTCTGAGCTACGCGCGTCAGGCCACCCGGAGAAGCAATCCGTCGCGATTGCGATGAAAGAGGCCGGCAAAAGCCGATCAGATTCCGAGGAAGTATCCAGCGCCAACTGCGCCGGCATTCTCTTCCGCGCACCCGGCCCGCTATACCTGCTCGTGCGTCGCAGTGATACCGGCGAATGGGAGCAGCCTGGCGGCCACGCTGAAGGCGACGAAACGCCCGAAGCCGCAGCGGTGCGCGAATGCGAGGAAGAGATCGGCGTTTGTCCTGACGGCATCCGCTGGCCGATCCGGCGCAATCCGATTCCGGGCGCAGAAGGCGAATACACCTGCTTTCTGCAGGATGTTCCCGAACCCTTCGAGCCTAAGCTCAACGACGAGCACACAGCATGGCAGTGGGCGCCCGCGAACGCCCTGCCCGATCAGATGCTCGCGCCCGTCGCGCGCACGATCGAACTGATCACCGGCAACGAGCTCGACATTGCGAAGCGGATGGCCGCCGGCTATCTGCTCTCCCCGCAGAAATATGAAGGCGCGTGGCTATTCGATCTTCGGATCACCGGAACCGGCACGAGCTACCGCAAAGCACT